TGAACGGAACGTACACGCCCAGCGAAAGCAGTGCAATTTGTGGGGAGCTGGGCGAGCCGTTGATTATCGATTGGGGCTCATCAAGCGAATTGGCATCGACGCTGTGCAAGCGCTTGAGTCTGACCAAGCCCCACGACGCTACACCATCGAAGACCTGAAGCACATCACCCAAACCTACCGCGCCAAGGCCAAAGAGGTAGGCGCGCGCGTTGAGTTGTTGGCTATTTGAAGGAGAGAGCAATGGCAAATTTTGGTCCTCCATCTATCACCCCACATCAGCGCCCGCTGATCGCAATGAGCGGCAAGACAGTCACCCACAACGGCACACAAACCCGCGTTGTCCTGCGCAAGACAAAGATCAGTGTTGGGTGCTCAGACATCACCCCCGAGGCACTCGAATACGTCTTGGCTGAGTACAAAAAGGCGTTCGGTGATGGCGAGGTTGTTTTGCAGGTTGGCGTCAACAACGAGTGAAGGAGACACATGGAGCACGAAGCAACCGCAATTGATGCCAGCCTAGACGCTCTACTGATCATCTGGCACCAGTGGGCCAGCGGTGAGCAGGTTGGCCAGGGCTACCCATCAGAGGCCGCAGGCATGAAGATGTACCGGGTCAGCCGCCAATACGATTACGACAATGGGGCCATTGATGGTGAGGTTGATGCAACTGTGGGCGCGGCAGTTGACGCACTGGTCAGCCAAATGCAAGACCCGCACCGAACAGCCATCCACATCAATGCGCGCAACCTCAAAACGGGCGCGCATGCTTGGGGATCAGCCCGCATCACTTGCGACCCAGTAGAGCGGGCCGTGATCGTGCTTGAGGCTCGAAACCAGTTGATGCGCAAAATGCAGGCAGCGGGGTTGATGTGAGGGCGTTGACACCGCGCTAAAACTGTGCGTTAATTGGTGCGGGCAATTGCCCCCGAAACCCGCTTAGAGCAATCTGGCGGGTTTTGTCGTTTATGGCCCGGCGTCATCGCCTCACCCCATCGCAGCTAGCTGTACCGACGCGATAGCACTGCCGGGCCGCCATTAGCCGCCGTTTCGGCTGCACCAGGGCGTAATGCCCATTGCCGCAGCCCAGGCGCAGTGCAGGCAGCACTTGACATGCCACAACGCCCCGACGCTTAGGGAAGCAACCCGCGAACTCCTTGCGGGCTATGCGGCGTGTGGGGATCTTCAGCGAGCAACCCTAAGGGATTCGCAATGCTTGAAAACAATCAAACAAATTCAAACGGGCGCGGCGGCGCGCGCAAGGGCGCCGGACGTAAGCCAGGCGGCGCGACAAAGAAGACGCGAGAGGTCGCCAACAAGGCCGCAGAGACTGGGCTTACCCCGCTTGAAGTCATGCTTGACAACATGACGTTTGCGCACTCGGAGGCGCACCGCATGCTCAGCAACTTGCTGCAAGTAGGCGCCGAGATACCGGACGCCTTCGACCAGTACAAGGAGCTGCTGCGCTTTCGTGGCATGGCCCAAGAGTGCGCCAAGGATGCCGCTCCCTACATTCATCCGAAGCTGTCGGCCGTAGAGGTCACGGGCAAGGACGGCGGGGCGGTTGAGACCATCACGCGCATTGAGCTTGTGCCGCTCGCAAGCAATGGCAACAGTTCAAGTTGAGATTGTCCCTAAGCTGATCCCTGTTTTCCAGGGCGAAGCAGACGTGAGAGGGGCGGAAGGCGGGCGAGGATCGGGTAAGACCCGCAGCTTCGCAAAGATGGTCGCCGTGAAAGGCTATATCTACGGGATGGCTGGCATTACTGGCCAGCTCGTGTGCGGTCGGCAGTTCATGAACTCGCTGGATGACTCTTCCCTTGAGGAGTGCAAGCGGGCGATTGAGGATGAGCCATTTTTAGCCGCTTACTATGAGATAGGCGACAAGTACATCAAGAGCCGAGATGGGCGGATTTGGTTCACGTTCGTTGGGCTTGATCGCAATGTGGCGTCCATCAAGTCAAAGGGCCGCATTCTGGTTTTTTGGATTGATGAGGCTGAGCCCGTCACTGATGAGGCGTTCACGGTTGTCATCCCCACTTTGCGCGAAGAGGGCGAGGGCTGGAACGCTGAGTTGTGGGTTACTTGGAACCCAAAGCGCAAGAGCGCCGCAGTAGAGAAGAGGTTTAGGAACTCCACAAATCCGCGCCACAAAATAGCGTCATGCAACTGGCGAGACAACCCGCGCTTTCCTGCCAAGTTGGAGCGCGATAGGCAGGATGATTTAGCCAAGCGCCCCGACCAGTATGACCACATATGGGAAGGCGGATTTGCCTCCGTTGTGGAAGGGGCCTACTTCGCCAAAGATTTGACCCTAGCAAAAGCACAAGGCCGCATCGGGCGCGTGTCGGCTGACCCGCTGATGACGCTCCGCGTGTTTGTGGACATTGGCGGGACTGGCGCAAAGGCTGACGCCTTCACGATGTGGGTGGCTCAGTTCATTGGGCTTGAAGTCCGCGTGCTGGACTATTACGAATCTGTCGGGCAACCGATTGGCGCCCACGTTGATTGGCTCCGAAGCCGAGGCTACACGCCAGAGCGCGCGCAAATCTGGTTGCCGCATGACGGGCAGCAGCATGAACGAATCCACGCGGTGACGTATGAGTCCGCATTCCGCAGCATTGGCTACGCAGTCGAGACGATCCCGAACCAAGGCACGGGCGCTGCGAAGGCGCGCATTGAAGCGGCGCGGCGCCTGTTCCCGTCCATCTGGTTTAACGCTGAGACGTGCCAGGGCGGGATTGATGCGCTGGGCTGGTATCACGAGAAGCGCGACGAAGTGCGCGGCATTGGGCTTGGCCCTGAACACGACTGGTCAAGCCACGGGGCTGACTCTTTCGGCTTGATGTGCATTGTCCACAAGCCGCCTCAATCTATGGCACCCCTGAATTACGGAACCCTTGGGATCGTATGAACGACAAACTACGCACCGTCCTAGATCACGAGATTGAACGATCCGTGTCCTGGGCTGCGTCCACGATCCGCGAAGAGCAGGAGCGCAACCTTGCGTACTACCTGGGCTTGCCTATGGGTAACGAGGTTGAAGGCCGCTCGCAAGTCGTATCGTGGGACGTTTTCGAGATTGTCGAAAGCGCTTTGCCGTCATTCCTTGAGCCGCTTTTCGGTGGCGACAACATTGCTGAGTTCCAGCCTCAAGGCCCCGAGGATGAAGAGAAGGCCAGGCAGGCTACGGACTATATCAATTACCTCGTGACAGAGCGCAATGAGGGATTCATGGTGTTCTACACATGGATCAAAGACGCGCTCTTGTCGAAGGTCGGCGTTGTCCGCCCTGAGTGGCAAGACCAAGAGCCTCAGCGGTGTGAGTACGAAGGCTTGACACAAGAGCAAGTCACGCTCTTGATGCAGGACAGCCGAAACGAAATCATTGAAGCTGAGATTGGCGGCAAGACTGAGAGCGAAGGCGCAGAGCCTGGTGAGCCAGCCGACCAGATGGAGGCGATGGACCTGATTCAGCAGCCGGTTCCGGTCTATGACGTGACGGTGTTGAAGCATCGACCTGGCAAGGTCAACCTGCGCAACATCAAGCCGTCAGAGTTCATCATTTCGCAAGACGCGCGTACGCCCGACGACGCTAAGGTCATTGGCGAAATCGTGATCTACACTCGATCCGAGCTGAAGGAAATGAAGGTCAATCGGTGGGATAGCGTCTGCGACTATGACGCACCCATGGCATCCCTTCAATTCACCGAGCCAGACGGCCATCAGGCGTTTTTGCTGTCAGATGACGCGGCGGCTTTTGAGCTTGAGCAAGTGCGTTTGTTCAAAGGCTTTGTGCGCTGCGACTGCAACGGCGACGGAATCGCGGAATGGCGCGACGTGCTGGTGGGCGGTGGACCTGACGATATCCTGATCGACGAGGAGGCGACCGGCCAGGATTACGCAGTGATCACGCCAATCCCTATCCCGCATCGCGTCATCGGCATGGCCTACGCTGACCCAGCTTCAGAGATTCAGCGACTCAAGACCGGCCTAACCCGCCAGTATCTTGACTCGCTCTATCTGGCGAACCGCCCCCGCACTTACGTCAACATGCAGGCGGCAACAGGCACGCCGATGATTGAGGACATGCTGAGCGACCGAATCGGCGGATTGATTCGCGGCAATGGGCCAGCGCAGAACGCATTGCAGCCAATCCAAACGAGCCTGGTGGCTAACGAGTCGTTGCAGGGCTTGCAGTTTGCCGACACGATGCGCGAAACCCGCCTTGGCATTACGAAGTACAACCAGGGTTTGGATGCGAATAGCCTGAACAAGACTGCGACCGGCATTGGCAAGATCATGCAGGCGTCAGAGATGCGACTCAAGACGACGCTACGGATCATGGCCTATACGGGGTTCAAGCGCCTCTACAAAACGATTCTCCGCCTGACCAGCCAGAAGCAAGACGTAGCCGATGTGATCAAGTTACGCAATGAGTGGGTGACGTTCAATCCGGGTGACTGGGATGATTCGATGGATTGCAAGATCCAACTAGGCAGCACGAATGCTGAGCGCATGGAAGAGGTTCAACACTTGCAGTTGTTCGGCCAGTTCATGCAGCAAGGCGCCCCGGTTGGTGTAACTACACCGAAGAACGTCTATGAGTTCGGCAAGACATTGGCGCGTGCTTCCCGATTGATGGGCGCTGAAGAGAAGTATCTGACCGATCCAAGCGCAGGCCCGCAGAAGCCTCCTACACCGAGCCCCGAGCAGATCAAGGCGCAGGCCGATATGCAAAAGACGCAGGCTGAAATGCAGGCGGATCAGCAGAAGTTCCAGGCTCAAGCACAGATTGATGCCAGCGAGGCAGAGAAGCAGCGCGCACATGAATTGCAGCTTGAGGAAATGAAGGGCGCGCACGCTGAGCGGTTGAAGTTGTTTGAGCTTGCGTCGGGCCTGCTGGCCAGGGCTGGGGCGCCTCAAGGCAACATCATCAACGGCACGCAACTGGATACAGCAGGACAGGTGATCAATCCTCAAGATATTGGGATGACGGCTGACGCTATCAATCAACTTGCAAGCCAGTTGCAAACACCTCAAGGCTATTGATGAACTACCAGCAACGCGCGCAACTGGCCAGGGCTGAGCAGGCCAAGCGGATCATGGAAGACCCGCTTGTGGTCGATGCCCTGGCGATGATCAAAAACGCGATCCGTGATCAAGTGTTTGATCTGCCGGTTGAAGCCCACGAACAGCGGGAAAAGCTGATCATGATGGACAAAGCCCGCGCACAGTTTGAGACCATCTTCACGATGGCTGTGTTTGGCGCGGAGGTCACAGAGTACGAATTGACCGCAGAGCGCGAAGCAGTCGCCCGACTTGACGCAATCCGAGAGCAGGCGCGCAACTATGCAGGCTGAACCAAAAAAGCGCGGCCCTAAGAGCAAGGCCGAGAAGGTCGCAGAAGCGCTCACGGTGGCGTTTGCCGCCATCGGGCAGGGCAGCGCACAGGAAGGCATGGGCGTCGCGTCTGAGCCCGTTTCCGTGGCGTTCGTGGCCCCTCCCGTCGCGCCTGTTGGTTTGACGGTTGCTGAGTTCATCAAGGCACATGAGCGTGATGACAACGTGCTTGTGGCCGTGTGGCACCCAGACGCCGATGGCGGCATTCATCAAGGCATTTTCTCAGGCATCCGGCTGAACCGTGGCCCATTGGCTGCGCAGTACAGCGACGGAAGCAAAACAGACTTCTAAACCCGGACCGGGGCGGATTCCCCGGGGCATCAAGTTAGGACTATCCCAAGGGCTTCACAGCAATGTGCGGCCCTTTTTCTTTGGGCGTCACACCTTGGTGATTTGACTTGGACTAGCAATGTCTGAAGCACTCTCTATTGACGATTTCGCGGCGCAACTGAGCCAGGCCGATCAGCCGGAACAACCCGAAGGGGACTCCGGCCCGGAAGATCAGGATGTGAGCGAGTCGGAAGGTCAAACACCCGAAGGCGAAGAGCCCGAAGTTGAAGCGCAAGCCGAAGACGAAGGCGATGAGCAGGACGAACAACCGGAAGAACCGGAATCGTTTGATGACCGGGTGGTCAAGTGGACGACCGCAAGCGGTGAGGCGTTTGAAGTCACTGAAAAGGAGCTTCGAGCGGGCTACATGCGAACTTCTGACTACACGCAGAAGGCGCAGGCAGCCGCGGAAGAACGCCGCCAAATCCAGCAGGTGGTGCAATCGCAACTCCAAGAAGTTGAACAACTCGCTGAAGAGCGTGGGCATTTGGGATTGGTGCGGCACGAGTTGCAGCAATACCAGAACGTCAACTGGCAGGCGCTGGCTCAAGAAGATCCAGCCTCATACCAGCATCACCGATTGCGACTGCTTGAGCTGCAAGGCAAAGAGCAATCTTTGATCAGTGATATCACGGTCAAGCGGCAGAAGTTCGCCACACAAGCGCAAGAGCAGCAGCGCTCAAACATGGCAGAGGCTAACGCCAAAGCGATGCAATTGCTCTCACAACACATCAAGGGCTTCGACTCTGATGCTGGAGTCCGTCAGAAGGCCATCACCCGCATGTCAACCGCTGGCCGTGAATACGGCTTCTCGGCGGATGAACTCAGCGCGGTTGTTGATGGCCGCATGTTGCGAGTCCTGAACGACGCGGCCCAGTGGCAGGCGCTCCAAGCGCAAAAGCCCAAGGCCGTCAAGAAGGTGGCGACTGTCCCGAGCAAGGCCCCTGCGGTCAACCGGACGGCGCCAACACGAACCGAACAACTGGTCAAGGGCGTCTTGGCAAAGTCAAACGTGAAGACAAACGACTTTGCCGCAGCCCTGGCCGCTTCCCGAAAAAGGTAAATCATGGCTCAAGCATCCAACTCCTTCGCTACCTTCTCTAGCTCGCGCGTGCGTGAGCAGTTGCAGGACAAAATCTGGAACGTCTCCGTTTCGGAAACCCCCACCCTTGCCCTGATCGGCAAGGAAAAGATCGACGGCGTGTTTGTTGAAACGCTGAACGATTCGTTCGCCGCTGGCGCGTCCAACAAGGTCGAGCAAGGCAATATCCCCACCATCCAGGCAACCGCCGATGTGGTCCGCTACGGCAACCGCACGCAGATCAGCGAGAAGTCTGGTTCCGTCACTCGCACCCACGAGCAAGCCCTCAAGGCTGGCGACTCCAGCGAGTACGACAAGCAGGTCGCCAAGAAGATGGTCGAGTGCAAGAAGGACGTTGAATTTGGCGTGCTTCAAAACACCACGGCCATCGCTGCCGCTGCTGGCGTGGCGCCTCAAGCCCGGGGGTTCATTGGCTTCTTGGCCACGAACGCCTCGCGCGGTGTCGGTGGCGTTGCCCCATCCGGCGTGACCAACACAGCCCCGACCGATGGCACTCAGCGCGCGTTCACTGAAACGCTGTTGAAGGACACCATGAAGCTGATGTTCGACAATGGCTCGCCGGAAATGGACAGCCTGTATGCGCTGATCCCATCTGCCCAGCGCGCCACGTTCGACACCTTCCTGGCTGGTCAGACCCGCTTTGACAAGGCCGAAGACAAGACCCTGACGGCGACGCTTGAGGTCTACATCGGCCCATTCGGTCGCGTCAAGGCTGTTAACGCCCGTCACATGCGATCGCGTGAAGTGATCCTGCTCAACAAGGAATATGCAGCCCTGGGTGTCTACAGCCCGATGCGTGACACCGAGTTGGCAAAGCGTGGTGACGCCCGCGAGTTCATGGTGAACACTGAATGGACGCTGCTGATGAAGAACGAGAAGGCACACGGCATCGTGGCTGACTTGACCTGATTGGCGGGGCTTAGGCCCCTTTCATTCGCCCCAACTACATACCCGCTTCGGCGGGTTTTTTCATGGCCGATACAAAGATTCTGCAACGTCTTGACCGTGGCTATAGCTACATGGCGTCAGAGGATGGTGTTACCCGCGTGGGCACTGTCGTTGATGTGTCTGATGTGGCCGATGCGGTGAAAGAACGCCGCGCTATGGGCATGACAGAGCAGGTCTTTGGTCGCCATGAAGCGTCCATTCCTTTGGAGACGCTTGACGCATGGGCTAAGAAGATCAGCAACGGCGCATTGAATGCGTTTGATGTGGCTGATGACGATGCCCTATTGAATCGTTTTATGGCTGAACACGGCTGCTACAAGGTTCATGGAGGCTGGCAATGAACTACGGCCAACTCAAGACCGCCGTTAACAGCTTTTTGAACCATGGCGCGGCTACATCCAGCGTTGCCACATTCGTGCAACTAGCAGAGGCTGTGATCCGCCGTGATGTGCGCGTGCCAGCGCTTGAATCCAAGGTAACGGGCACGCTTTCTGGTGGTGTTTTGACGCTGCCTGACGACTTCCTAGAGGCTCGCCGGTTAGTGGTTTCGGGCTACCCGTGCGACTACGTTTCAGCCGACGCCTACCAAGTGTTCGAGACAGACGGCGCCACCTATCGCAAGTTCACGCGCATAGGCAACACGATGCAAGTGCTGGGAGGTGGATCTGGCGCTTACTCGCTGCTGTACTCAGGTGCATTTGATGCGCTGTCCAGCGATACTGATACGAATTGGCTGCTGACAAATGCGGCGGATGTGTACCTGTTCAAAGCGCTGACCTACGCGGCAGCATTCGTCAAGGATGCAGTGGCGGCGCAGGGGTACGAGGCGCTTTACCAAGCAGCGAAAGATGCGGTGAACCTCAAGGCTGGACTTGACCGATATAGCGGATCACCATTGAGCATGAATGTAGGTTCTCCCGCATGATCCCACTGATTGGCTTTTCCCCTGATGCTGAACCAACTACGCCGGGTTGCATCCTTGATGCGTCGAACATCATTCCCTATGAAGCTGGAATGAAGGCCGCGCCAAGTGCTGCGGCTGTGGCGCTGGGTGCGTTGGCTACCGAGTGCAAGGGTTCGGCTGTCGTTCGCCAGTTATCGGGGGGCTCTCGATTCTTCGCTGCGACTGACTCAAACCTCTATGAAGCGTCTGGCGCTTCATGGTCGTCGGTTGGATCTGCTTACGCGCTTGGTACTGATGACCGCTGGTCATTCGCAGGCTACGGTGACGCGGTTCTAGCCTCTAATACCTCGACCAAAATTCAGCGATCAGTTGGCGGTGCATTTTCTGTCATCGCATCAGCGCCCAAGGCAAAGATTTTGGTGTCGGTGAAGGGCTTCGTGCTTGCCTTTGCGACCAATGAGGCGACCTATGGCGACAGCCCTGATCGGTGGTGGTGTTCGGCTTTGTACAACGAGACAGATTGGGTCCCGGATGTGGCAACCCAATGCACCACTGCTCGGTTGACTGATGGTTCTGGCGGTTTCACTGCTGCCGTGCGCTTTGGTGATCAGGTGGTGGCCTATAAAAACAGGTCCATGCACCTCGGCCACTATGCGGGAACGCCATCCGTATGGGATTGGGCCGTTGTATCGTTTGATGTCGGATGTGTCGGGCCTGATGCTGCGGCGGACACATCTATCGGGCACATCTTTGTAGGCTCCGACAATATCTATCACTTCGATGGCATGCGCCCCGTGAGCATTGCTACTGGGGTCGTTCGTCAATGGTGGATTGACAACTCATCGGCTGAGTTTCGCTACCGGACTAAGCTGCTATGGGACCGGGACAACTCTCTGGTGTGGATGTTTTTCCCGTCTTCCGGATCGTCTGGCGCTTGCGATGATTGTTTAGTGTTCCATGTCTCCACCCAACAATGGGGCCGCGTGGGTCTGGCTGTTGAAGCTGTGGTTAACTATGTCAGCCCCTCGATCACGTATGACGGCGGATCAAGCCTGATCACGACCTATGACTCTAACCCAGCTATAGCGTTTGATTCGCCTTTTTGGCTGGCTCAAAAGAGTAACCCAGCAATTTTCAGCACGACGCACGCGATCAAGACGCTAACTGGCATCCCTGGTGCTTGGTGGTTTGAGACGGGCGACTATGGCGATGAAACACAGTGGACGTACTGCGCTGATTTGCGTATGCGCTTTGCTCAAAAGCCCGCAGCGATCACATGCACGTCAAAGACCAAGGCGACCAGCGGCGATATGTTGGCCACGGTTGCGACCGTAAGCCATGACGGCTCTAAGTTCCCGTTGCGCCAAACCTCGCGCTTTCATCGCTTCCGTGTTGACGGATCGGGGGCGTCGAAGTTCTCTGGCATCCAACCCAACATGATTGATGCAGGGTCACGATGAGACTGATTGAAGAGCCGCGCCTGCCTACTGAGCCCGCCAGGTTGTTGCTGCAGTTGACAGACCGCATGCGTGACATCGTGCGCCAACTCAACGCGCTGACAGAGGGTAGGCAATATGCAGTCCATTCAGCGCAGGCAACTGTTCCAACCACGGGCGCGTGGGCTGTTGGGGATTTTGTGCTCAACAGCTCACCTTCTGAGCTTGGGGCCGCTGGATCAAAGTACATCGTTCACGGCTGGCGCTATATCGGATCGGGTTGGGTTCAATGCCGCTACCTGACGGGAAACTGATGTTGCTCAAGACGGTCCCGCACACGCACATAGACCGCGCCTGGCGCGATGGCGCGCACAAGCTGGGTGAGGCGTGCGACACAAGCGGCGGCGATATCACAGTCGATCAACTGCGCATGATTTTGGCCCGAGGTGAGCGCACTTTGCTTGCCATGACGCGCGGTGATTCGGTCGATGGCTGGGGTGTTGTCCAAGTGGATCAACTACCTAACAAGAGGGTCTTGTTCGTCACCGATATGTACGCCCCAGGCGCGGTGTTTGAAGAGTTCTTTGCCGAGCTAAAGAAGTTCGCAGAGGCCAATGGTTGCAGCGTTATCAGATGTGCCGCCCAGCCTGTTCAAGCGCGGCTTTACCAGATCAAAGTTGGCTTCAGGCCAGTTCGCCAAATTTTGGAGGTGGAAGTATGAACAAACGCCAGTTGTATGCCTTTGGCGAGCCACTCGGCTCATGTGTCACGCGCAAAGAGGGTGGCCGCATCATCTACGGTGGCGGCGGCGATTCATATTCATCGTCAACACCTCAAGTTGCAGAAGACCTCAAGCCATTGGCTGCGCTCTACACGCAGCAATCAACGGACCTCGCCAATACGCCTTGGCAGTCCTACACAGGTCAGCGCTATACGGGCTTGAACGATACTCAGCAAGGCGCATTGCAGGACATCACAAACCGAGCAAATAACGGTAGCCCAGTGATGGACCAGGCCAATAGCACGCTAACAAGCATGCTGCAAGGCGGGCAGACGAATCCTTACCTTGACTCAATGGTCAAGAAGGCGCAGGACTCTGTATCAAGCCAATGGAACACGATGACCAAGCCTCAGCTTGAGTCAAGCATGGTCAATAGCGGGTCTTTCGGCAACTCTGGCCAGCAGCAAATGGAAGGCGTGCAGCAAAAGGCCGCGACTCAGCAGATGAGTGACATTGCTACGCAGATGTACGGCAACGCCTACAACACCGATCAAGCTAACAAGGTTTCTGCGCTTGGTATGGCGCAAAGCTATGGCAATCAAGCCTACACAGATGCCGCCCAAAAGTTGCAAGCAGGCACAACCCAGCAAAACGCCGATCAGCAGAACAACGACTTCGCCTATCAGCAGTTCCAGGACCAGCAAAACAACCCGTACAAGAAGCTGCAAACCATCGGCGGGGTTGTGGGGCAGTCTACGGGTGCGAACACTTCACAGAGTTCGGGCAAATGAGTCTGGTCGAAATCTCTGGCGAGTTGGTCACTGTAGAGGTGGCTCGCGCCTTGATCATGCGCGCTCAAGCCAAGTGCTTTGCCGCCCCTGATGAGATCAGAATGAAAGAGTCGCCACCTGTAAAGCACTGGTTTGCGCCTGGCATCTATTGCCGCCAGATCAACTTACAAGCCGGGTCTACGGTCATTGGCCGTATTCATCGACATGAGCATATGAACATCATCAGCGCGGGTGATGTGACGGTGTTCACCGAGTTCGGCATTCAGGAATTGAAGGCCGGTGACTCGTTCACATCGAAGCCAGGTACGAAGCGCGTTGTTGCTGTCCATCAAGACACGATCTGGACCACGATCCACCCCAATCCCGATAACTGCACAGATGTGCATCAATTGGAAGAGCGCTACACGGCTGCGGAATATTCAGAACTGGGCATGACGGTTGCTGATTTGGAGTTGTTGACATGACCTATTGGATGATCGGTATTGGAACCGTTGCAGGCGCTGCGATGGACCGAAAACACCCCTGGCGCGGCGCTCTGATGGGTGCGGCTGCTGGCGCTACAGGCGGCGCGGCTTTGGGTGGTGGCGCGGCTGCTGGCGGCGCTGCTGCGGCTGGTGAAGGTGCAGCAGCGGGAACCGCAGCAAGCACAGGCGCAGCCGCTGGATCTGGCGCTGCTGCGGGAACTACAGCAGGCGCTACAGGCGCAGGCATGACCACTGCGGGCGCTGGCGCTACAGGATCGGGCATGGTGGCCACTGGTGAGGGCGCAGGCTACACGCTGGGTAGCACTGGCGCTGGATCAGCCACGGGGTCTGGCATGACGGCTGGCGCTGGCGCTACCACTGGCAGCACCTCCACAGCGTCGGGCCAGGGCGGGTTACTCGCTACTTATGGCAAGTATGGAAGCGCAGCAAGCAGCGGGGCTCAAGCGGGTATGCAGGACAGTCAAAGCGACCCGCAGGCCGCGCCAGTTGCCCAAGTGCAGCAACGTCCTGGCCCTGATGCTACTGGCTTGCTTGCAGCTCAGTCGCAAGAAGATCAGTCTATCGCGGCGCAACAAGAGGCGAAGCGCCAGCAGCAGCAGCAATGGCTTCAGGGCCTTTTGGGGGGTGGTTATGGGCGTGCTTGACGAACAAGGGCAGGGCGGCTTGCTGTCGTTCCTGAAGTCCCCCGAAGGCCAGGGCTTGCTCGCTGGCGGCTTTGCTGCGCTGGGTGGCCGCTCTGTGCTGGGTGGGATTTCGCGCGGTGGGCTGGCTGGGCTTGGGGCTTATGGGCAGGCGCAGGACGCGCAGCAAACGAACGCGCGGCTAAAGACCATGGACGACCGATCTGGCCAAATGTTCAACCTTCAATTGCAACAGCACCAAGCCTCACTTGACCAAGCCAAGAAGGCGCAAGAGACGCAACAGGGGCAGCGCAACTACTTGGGCGCGATTGGCAACGTCACGAGCCCACGCCTTGACGCGCAGCCGAACCAGTTCAGCCCGACTCAATGGATGGCCCTGGGCGGCACCGCAGAGGATGCGCAGCGGCTGTCCGGGATGAAGGATTGGGGTAAGTCCAAGGTGGCGCGCACGGTCGAGGGCGTAGACGCCCAAGGCAACAAGGTGACGTATCAGATGGACGAGTTCGGTCGCCCTGTTGGTGATGCCACTCAAGCCTATGTCGCCCCGGTTCAAGTTGACCTTGGCGGGCGCGTGCAGTTTGTGCGCCCTGAGGCTGGTGTTTTGCTGGGCAAGACGATGACGCCAGGTGAGTCTGCGTCTAACGCCGTGGCTCGCGGCAATTTGGCGGTGTCTCAGCAGCGTTTGGCGCTGGATCAAAACAAGCCTGAGTTTAAAGATGGGCAATGGGTCGTCGCGCCTCGCGACATGAGGCCCGGCGAGTCGCGTCAAGCTGTTGCCCCAGGAGCGAAGCCATTGACCGATGCGCAGGCTAAGGCGTATTTGTTTGGAACCCGCATGCAAGAGTCCGACAAGTTGCTTGGACAATTGGCCGCTGGCGGCACTGACCGCCGAGGCAATATCAAAGCCACCCTTGAGTCGGTTCCTCTGATTGGCGATGGGTTGGGGACTTTGGCTAACGGCACTCAAAGCGATAGCCAGCAGAAGGTCGAGCAAGCGCAACGTGACTTCTTGAATGCAGTGCTTCGTCGTGAATCTGGCGCGGCTATCGCACCATCAGAATTTGATAGTGCAGCCAAGCAGTATTTCCCACAGCCATTCGACTCGGCGGCGGTGAAGGAGCAAAAGGCTCGCAACCGACAACTGGCAGTGCAGGGAATCATGGCTGAGGTGCCTGGTGGGCAAGCGTCTGCAAGTACAGCCCAACCAAAAGCATCGCAAACCCCCCAACAAGGCGCAGTGGTTGATGGCTACGTGTTCCGTGGCGGCAACCCATCAGACCCCCACAACTGGGCAAAGGTGAAGTGATGGCAGGTCCTTGGGAGCAATACGGTCAATCAGATGGCCCATGGAAAAAGTACGCTGAAGCATCGCCGCCAGCACAGGTGCCTGAAGCCCCCCTGATGGATCAGGTGAAGCAGCAAGCGGGCAATGCGTTGGGAGGCTTGGTCCGGGGTGCTGGCTCAATCGGCGCAACCATCCTTTGGCCCGTTGACAAGGCCACTGACATGATCAAGGGTGACCGCGCCCTTGGCTTGACAAGCCTTGTTACCGGCAAGGCTCCGCTGTCTCGAAACGAGGAGCGCCGCATTGCAATGGATGAGGGCCTTCGTTCGCTGGGCGCTGATCCTGAGTCGCTGGCGTTCAAGGTTGGCAAGTTTGGCGGCGAGGTGGCTGGTACGGCTGGCACTGGTGGCGCTCTAGCAAAAGGCGCACAAGCGATCGGCGCAGCTCCGACCGTCGTGAGCGCCCTTTCGTCAGGTGGCTTGTCTGGTGGCGGCAACATGCTGACACGCATCGGAGCGGGCGCAACATCCGGCGCAGTGTCATCCGGATTGGTCAACCCTCAGGACGCCATGAGTGGCGCGGTTCTTGGTAGCCTGCTCCCGCCTGGTGTTAAGGCTTTTGGTGCTGCTGGTCAGAAACTGTCTGACATGGCAAAGAACTCTGCCCAATCGCTCATGCAGAGCGCTGTGAAGCCAACCATTGCCCAACTCAAAAGCGGGGATGCGGGTGTCGCAGTTGACACGTTGCTGAAGTACGGTCTGACGCCCAATCAAAAAGGTGTGGACACATTGCGCGGCTTGATCAATGACAAGAATCAACAGATTTCTGACTTGATCCGCACCAGCAACGCAAGCATTGACAAGAGCAAAGTCGCCAGCTACTTGGGTGACACCAAGGCCGCATTTGGGCGACAAGTAAGCCCTACAAGTGATTTGGCGGCAATTGACAACGTCGCCAATGATTTCCTGGCCCACCCAATGATCCCTGGATCGTCTATCCCCGTTCAGGCGGCACAAGACATGAAGCAGGGAACCTACAAGGTACTTGCCAAGAAATATGGGCAGATGGGCGGCGCGGAGACAGAGGCTCAAAAGTCACTTGCTCGTGGCCTGAAAGATGAGATTGCCGCAGCAGTCCCAGAGGTAGCGCCCCTCAATGCGGAAGAAAGCCGCCTGCTTTCTACGCTGAAAGTGACTGAGCGCCGAGCATTGATGGATTTGAACAAGAATCCCGTTGGGCTGGCTGCGCTGGCAACAAACCCAGCTTCGTTTGCTGCCTTCATGGCTGACCGAAGCGCAGGATTCAAGGCGTTGGCAGCTCGCCAAGTCAACAAGTTGGCAACGCCGGGGCTACTTGGTCAAAAGTTGCCCGGGTTGCTTGAAAACCCAGGCGTGAGAACTGGCCTCTTGCTCACTTCCGGTTCCTGAACACACCAAGGAACCCCGCCACAAAGGCAGCAACGCAAATCAGGACGAACTTTAGGATCATCCAGTCTAAAGCACCGTTGTCCGTCACCGCACACCCCCACAACCGCCCATGAGGCGGTTTTTTCGTTTCAGAGGAAAGCAAGGCTAGCACATGCAAGCGGAGTCAGCAAACAAGCTCTGCTGTGACTGTCTCATCCGGAAGCCGCTGTCAGCGTTCTATTTGGCTGGCTATGGGGCGCAGTTGCGGCCAGAGTGCAGGCCGTGCCGGGCGGCAAGGATCGCGGCTCAATTGCAAGACAGGAGATTAAGCGACGGCGCTCGCCCTGCCAGTAGGGAGTGCGCTAGGTGTCATGAAGTGAAGTTGTTCGACCTGAATAACTTCAAGAAATGCAGCGCGAGGAAGTGGGGGTTGACAGGTGAGTGCAAGTCATGCTTACGCCAGCGTGAAGTGGATAGGCTAGCGGCGAAGAAGTCCGGCGCACCAAAAAAGACGATCCCCGACGATCTTTCGGACAGAGTTAAAGACCCATTGAAAACGAAAGAAACACGGGCCAAGTGGAATCAGCAAAATCCAGAAAAGCCAAGATCAATCAGCAGGAACTACAGGGCTCGCAAGCGTGGCGCAGATGGCCAGCACTCATCCGCTGATGTGATTAGGCTGTTATCCGCCCAAAGGTGGAAATGCGCGGCGTGTAAGGCTGAACTCATCAAGTACCACGTAGATCATGTGGTCCCTCTTGCCCGTGGCGGCTCAAATGGCCCAGATAACTTGCAGATTCTTTGCCCGTCTTGCAACTGCTCAAAGTCAGACAAAGACCCATTGACGTTCTTTCAGCAGCGGGGATACCTGCTCTAACACTCAAGCCCGCATTAAGCGGGCCTTTTTATTTGAGGTGAAAATGGCCGTTCCTGCCAGTCTTGCGGATCTTTCGACTACGCCAGCGAGCAACCCGCCTGCCGGATCTGACGCAGTATTTCCGCTGCTAGACGACTACATGCGAACCGTTTTCGCATTCATCGCCACATTGCGCGATGGCTCATCGGCTGTGCTGTCCGCTGTCTCTGGAGCGGATACGATCACGGCTTCGCTGACGGGCGTTGCGTCATATCGAGCCGGTCAGGTGTTTTCGTTCACACCGGCTGGCTCAAACGCCACCGCCGCCGTGACAATCAACGTCAACAGCCTAGGGGCCAAGTCAGTTTACCGGGATGGCGTGGCGCTTCCCATTGGCGCGCTATCGGCATCTATCCCGGTTGTGGTGCTCTATGACGGCACGCGCTTTAACGTCATCGCTCCAGCATCGACCCCTGTTATTCCATCGCGTTACACCACAGGCGAGCTTGTCTCCAGCTTCGCAACGACCGCCCCGGCTGGCACGGTTGCAATGGATGGGCTCACGATTGGTAACGCATCATCTGAGGCCACATCCCGCGCAAACGCTGACACACTGGCACTGTTCACCCTGCTTTGGAACCAAGCCAGCAACGCCCTGCTGCCCATTCAAGACAGCGCAGGCATACCAGCCAGCCGAGGGGCAAGCGCGGCGTCTGACTTCGCGGCCAACAGGCGCCTGACACTACCTACGCTTGTGGACGGTCAGGCTATCCTGGCGGCTGTCAGTAGCGGCGTCATTGGCTCAACTGTAGGTGCCGTCATCAGCCACGGCCACGGCCTGACCATCAACGGCGTAGGCGACCACGCCCACTACGGTGACAACTTCCGACACGGCGCCGACGGTGCGGGCACCAGCCAATTTAACAGCTCGGACGGTAACGTGTCTTCGAGCGGCGGTAGCCCCGTGACCCGACCAGCGGGCGCCCACTCCCACACCGGTACAGCCAACAACACAGGCGGCACCCAGAACTTGGCAGCCGGTGTCTTCGCCAAAATTTATCTGGCCCTCTAATAACCACCAACCCGCCTAGAGCGGGTTTTTTCATTTGAGGTGAACACATGCCCATCATCACATCAGGCAACTCAGCGACCATCAGCATTGGTAGTTACGACTCCGTAACGCTGTCCAATAAAGCAGGTCAGATCGCAACCTTATCTGTGGGCGGCGTGGTCATCAATGGACAGCATACCGGCACGCGCACTTACGGACCATATAACTCTGGATCTGTAGTGATG